AAGGTCTCGCCGGCTGAACTTGCGTCGTTCCTACGGCTGCACTTGGGGATCCGGACCAAGCAGCAGTTCAAGTTCCTCGAGCTGGGCCCGTGGGATGTGAATGCGTCAATCGTTGATCCGATTCGGTTGAAGGGCCGGGAGTGTTTCGGCGGCCTGGACCTCGGCTCCACATCGGACTTGACGGCGCTGTGCTGGGTGTTCCCCGATGGGGGGGCGTTCGATGTGATGCTGCGGTGTTGGGCGCCGGAGGACAGCGTCGAGAAGTTGGATGAGCGCACGGCGCGGGCCGCGTCGACGTGGGTGAAGCAGGGCTGGTTGACGACCACGCCCGGGAATGTGACGGACTACGACTTCATCGAGGCGCAGATCGGTCGGGATCGGGACCTGTTCCTGGTCAAGGAGATTGCCTATGACCGGTGGAATGCGCAGCAGTTGGTGAACAACCTGATCAGCGATGGCGCGCCGATGGCCACGATGGGTCAGGGGTTCGCCTCGATGTCGGCGCCGACGAAGGACTTGCAGCGGCTGATCCTCACCGGAACTGAGCAGAAGCCGATCGTCCGGCATGGCGGTAATCCGTTGCTGCGGTGGATGGTGGACAACTTCGCGGTGGCGATGGACCCGGCAGGGAATGTGAAGCCGGACAAAGCGAATGCCGGGGACAAGATCGACGGCGTAGTGGCCCTGATTATGGCGCTGTCGCGGGCTCTGGCAGCGCAGGACGTGACGCCTACATCGGCGTACGACGACGGCGAAGGGCTGATGATCGTATGAGGATGCGCCGACATCCCGGCATGAACCGGAAGGTGCTGGTGTCACTGATCTCGGGCAGCGCGGTGTCTGGCGTGTTGACGAAAACACCAGGCCCGCTACTGATTCTGCAAGGAGCGATGATCCATGAACCAGGTGCAGAGCCCGCAGCGGCGGACGGCGAGATCGTGATCGACGGGGCGAACGTCGACTACGTGCAGATCGTGGGCGGCGGCTAACCCGGATGGGTTTCGTGCAGTCGGCGGGCGCAGTTCGTGGCCTGTCCGGCCGGCCGGCGTTCTCAACGCCTTCGCAGCGGATCACGCTGTCGAGCACGATGGCGGTTGAGTACGGCGAGATTTGGCGCACCCAGGAGTCGGTGCGGACCGTCGTAACGTTCCTGGCCCGCAACATCGCGCAGCTCGGACTGCCGGTGTATCGACGCAAGGGCGAGGCTGATCGTGAGCGTTTGCAGGACCATCCGCTGTCGGTGCTGCTCCGGAGGCCGAATCCGTGGACTACGCGGTACCGGCTGATCAACGGCCTGGTGCACGACTTCGCGATCTATGACGTGGCTTACTGGTGGAAGACGAAGACGGCAGACGACGGCTTCGGTGTGATGCGCATTCCGCCGAAGATGGTCAAACCGGTGGGTGACAACTGGTTCACGCCGGAGGCGTTCGAGATCGCCGGGACGAAGCAGCGGCGAGTTGTGCCGGCGAACGAGATCGTCTACTTCCGCGGCTATGGGCTGGACGAGGACACCGGCACTTCGCCGTTAGAGGCCTTGCGCAGGACTCTCCGCGAGGAGTGGACCGGCTCTGAGATGCGCGAGCAGATCATGCGCAACGGGGCCAGGGTGTCTGGCTACATCGAGCGGCCACCGACGGCGATCTCGGGCAACTGGTCTCCGGAGGCCCGCGCCGCGTTCCGGAGGCAATGGCACACCCAGTACACCGGTGACAGGGCCGAGCTGGCCGGCGGAACACCGATCCTCGAAGACGGTATGACCTTCAAGTCGGCTGCGCAGTCCGCGAAGGACTTGCAGTACATCGAGGGACGCAAGCTGACTCGTGAAGAGGTGGCGGCGGCGTACTTCATCCCGCCGCCGATGGTCGGAATCCTGGACAAGGCCTCGTTCTCGAACATCACCGAGCAGCACAAGATGCTCTACCAGGACACGCTCGGACCGTGGCTGACGATGATCCAGGATGAGATTGCGCTGCAACTCATCCCGGAGTTTGAGCCGGGGCCGAAGGCGCACGACTTCTACGTGGAGTTCAACCTGCGGGAGAAGCTGACCGGATCGTTCGAGCAGCGCGGTGCGGTGCTCTCCCAGGCCGTTGGTGCCCCGTGGCTGACCCGCAACGAAGCCCGAGCGATGGACAACCGTCCGCCCGTCGACGGCGGCGATGAGCTGATCCGTCCGTTGAACGTCACGCAGAACGGTGACCAGAACCCGGTGCCCGCCGAAGACGGCCCTCCGATGGCGCCGACCGGCAACGACTACACCGCTCCGGACACCCCGGACGACGCGCAGGAGGACTGATGCTCACCAAGAACCATCCGATTGAACTGGTCGCATTCAAGGCCGGCCCCGATGACGGACTCGAAGAGGGCCAGTTCACCGCCTACGCGTCGGTCTTCGGCAACAAGGACTCCTACGGCGACGTCGTGGTAGCTGGGGCGTTCGCGAAAGACCTTTCGCGATGGGAGAAGTCGGGTAACCCGATCCCGCTGCTCTTCGGGCACAACATGTCCGATCCGGACTACAACATTGGGCACATCGTGAAGGCCGAGGAAGACTCGGTCGGCCTGAAGATCACCGGTCAGCTCGACTTGGAGAACCCGAAGGCCCGGCAGGTTTACCGGATGCTCAAGGGTCGGCGAATCAACCAGATGTCCTTCGCCTACGACGAGATCGAGTCCGGACCCGCCATGCGTGACGGTGAGAACATTTGGGAGCTGCGGGAACTCAAGCTCTATGAGGTATCTGTCGTGACTCTGGGCGCGAATCAGGAGACCGAGATTCTGGCGGTGAAGTCGATGCCGACTGTCGCCGAGCGTGCACTGCGCGACATCAAAGCCGGCCGCGTGCTATCGGCCAAGAACGCGGGCGAACTCCGCGGGGCGCATGAGGCCATCGGCCGCGTCCTGTGCGCCCTCGAAGGCACATCTGACGAGGAGAAGGCCAGCGACAGCGGCCCGTCTCGCCAAGCTCCGGCCGGGGATACCCAGTCGGGACAGCCGCGTGAGGCCAGCCGCAAGTCGTCCGTCGATACCTCGGCAATGGAACTGCTCAGCCTCGAAATCGAGCTGAGCGCGTAACTCTCACGAAGGAGAAGAACACCATGCCGATGACGGCAACCAAGCTGGCCGACCTCCAGAAGGCCGCACTGCATCACACCGAGAAGGCCCGCGAGATCATCGAGGCCAACGCCGACAAGGACCCCAGCGCGTGGTCGGAGGACGACCGTAAGTCCTACGACGAACACCTGGCCAAGGGCCGGGAGAAGCTCGACGAGATCAAGGTAGCCAAGGACGACCTGAACGTGCTCGGCGCAGCGAAGGCGCTGGCCGATGAGATCGGGCAGCCCGCCAAAGACGACCTCGACGCCCAGGGCCAGCGGCCCGTCCGTGAGCGGGTCAAGGCGCTGGGTCTGCAGGTCGTCGAGTCGCCGGAGTTCAAGGCGATGCTCAAGCCGTTCACCGCTACCGATGGCTCGGTGCGGATCGGTGAGAAGACCCGCATCCAGTCCGACCCGATCAACATCAAGGGGCTGTTCGTCGGCGGCACCGACACCAGCGCCGGTGCGTTCGTTGTCAACGAGCAGACCGGCATTGTCGAGATGCTGGGCCGCAAGGAACTCAAGCTGCGCGATCTCATCTCGGTGCGCCGCACCGGATCGGACACGGTGGAGTACGTCGAGCAGACGTCGCACACCAACGCGGCCGCAGTGGTCCCCGAGGCAACCAGCTCGGCCGCTCCGACGCTGCCCGCCCTGGACGGCAACGCCCTGGCGGCAGGTGCGAACCTGGTCAACAACCCCAACGGCGGATACAAGCCCGAGGGGTCGTGGGCGTTCGTTCGCCGCACCGCAGTCGTCAAGACGATCGCGGAGTGGGTGCCGGCCACCAAGCGGGCGCTCGCCGACGTCGCTCAGCTCGAAGGGTTGATCAACGACGAGCTGCGCGCCGACGTCGCGGAGGCCGAGGAGGCGCAGATCCTCGCCGGTGACGGTTCCGGTGAGAACTTCACCGGTATTCGGAACTGGTCGGGCATCCAGACTCAGGCCTTCGACACTGACATCTTCCGCACGGTGCGTAAGGCGATCACGAAGGCTCGCACGGTCGGTCGGGTCAACCCGAACGCGATCCTGGTGTCCCCGGCTACCGCCGAGGTCATCGACCTGGCGAAGGATGGCGAGAGCCGGTACTACTACGGCGGTCCGCAGTCCATCGGCCCGCGGACCTTGTGGGGTGTCCCGGTTGTCGAGTCGGAGTCGCAGGCCGACACCGACGTTTTGGTCGGCGACTTCTCCAAGGCGGTGTTCTGGGACCGCGAGCAGACCACGGTGACGATCTCGGATTCCCACGCCGACTTCTTCATCCGGAACATGGTCGCGATCCTCGGCGAGGAGCGCGGCGCGTTCGCGCTCACCCGGCCGAAGGCCATCGTCAAGGCAGCGCTGTCCTAAGTGTCGCTGTTCAATTCGGGCTCGGCCGGGGCGGCTACGCCTCGGCCGGGTCCGGCCTCATCGAAGGAGGAACCCGTGGGGCTCAAGGAATACGACGTTGAGATCAACGGCCATAAGACGACCCTGCAGCTGTCCGACAAGGACGCGACAGAGCTGGGCCTGACCGTTCCCGCGGGGCCGGCCGAGGCGAAGGCCCCGGCGAAGGCACCGGCGAATAAGGCCCGCACTCCGCGGAACAAGCAGGCCTGAGTTTTTCGTGCTCGACGTTGACGTGTTGGCCGACTACACGAAGGGTCGTCTTGACGCCGACGCCGACGAGACAGCCCGGCTGCTCGACAGCGCTGTTGCTGCGGTGCGCCGGTGGTGTGGCTGGCACGTCGCACCAGAGTTGACTCAGACGGAGACCGTCGACGGTCCGGGCGGTGCACTGTTGCGGCTTCCGTCGTTGCGTGTTGTCGCGCTGTCCGCGGTCACTGAGGATGGTGTCGACCTCGACCTGGCCGGGCTGGAGTGGTCCCGCATCGGCCTGGTGCGCAAGAAGTCCGGCGGGCTCTGGACGTCACGCTTTCAGGGAATCACGGTGACGATGTCCCACGGCTTCGCTGATGCTGCGGACTTCGAGACCGCGGTGTATTCGGTGGCCGACCACATGTCTCAGGCTGCCGACGGCGGCGCACCGACTGTTGTTGGACCGTTCCGGTGGGGCAATGCGGACAGCCCCGATGCGGGGTTCACGACGGCTGAGCTGTTGATTCTGGAGCAGTACCGGCTCGAGCGGGCGGCGTGACCGAGAAGGTCACGATCACTCCGCGGGCCGGCATGGATGCGCATGACAATCCGCTGCCCGCTGGAACGCCGTTCGCGGTGGATGCACTTGTTGCTCCGGGCAATACGGCTGTGGAGCCGGGGGCGGACGGCGACCTGGATACAGTCTCTTTCACGGCGTATCTGCCGCTGCGCGTGAAGCGGAACGGCGCGTGGGTGCGCACTGTAACCGTGCTCACCGACAACTTCACGATCCTTGTTCGCGGCCAGGTGTGTGTGGGCCGGGCGAAGGAGTGGGAGCAGGCGGGCCGCGGCGGGGTCGAGGTGTTGGCCTTTGCAGCGACGGGGGCGACGCCGTGACCCGCGTGCAGGCCGACGTCGTCAAGCCGATCGCCGACTGGCTCGACGCGCGGCTACCGACCGCCGAAGCCCGGCTGAACGTGCCGGCCAAGTGGACACCGGCTGATGGTCCGCTGCTAGTCGTCGCTGACGACGGCGGGCCGACACGGTGGCCGATCAAGTCCGATCACACGATCCGTTTGACCGGATGGGCTGCCGGCCGGGATGAGGCCCGCGGCATCGTGGCGCTGGCCGCCGGGTTGCTGGCCGGATCGAATCCCCGCCCGCCCGGAGTCGCGTATGTCGATCCGGAGATGGGCACGATCCTCGACGCCCGCGATAAGACCACCGGCGCCATGCTGGCGTCGATCCTGATCGGCGCCACCGCCCGGACCGTCGAGGTCTGATGGCTTTCGAGCTGGACAAGGCGGGCGGCGCCGAAGTCCTCAAGGTGATGGCCGCCGAGGCGATCGCCGCGCTGGCACAGCAGGTCGCGGCGGCCGCCGGCGAGGGCGCGGTGGTTGAGATGTCCACCACCGATCGGGCCCGCGCGAAGGTGAAAGTCCCGGCTGATGTGCAAGCCAAGGACGGTGTTCTGACCCGCGCCGCCGCTGAGGTCGGCCTGGAGGTGCGGCCCAGCAAGAAACGCCCGCCGCGAAGCAAGTCGCGCGCGAAGAAGTCCGGTGTGCCACGGAAGCGCGGCCGGCCGCGCAAGTCCACGCCGAGCGAATAGGAATCGACCCCGCCCTAATCCCTGGGCGGGTTTTTTGCGCCCGCAAGGGCATGAGTAACGCCCTTGAAGGAGGGAAATCCCATGGTGCAGACCATTAATCCAGATGCCACCACAATCCCCGACAAGGCTGAGGTGTGGATCGCACTCAAGTCCGATGTGTCGAACCTGGCGGCGATGATCCCGGCCACCCCGACGGCGGACCTCGACGCGCTCGGATGGAAGTTCTCCGGCCTGATCGACGACAAGAAGGGTATTCCACTCGATCCGAGCATCGAGGTCAAGGAGTACGACGCGTTCGGCCGGCCGGCGTTCCGGATGAAAGCCCGCAAGGGCAAGCTCAAGAGCGGGTTCACCGCGCTGGAGTTCAACGACGCCACCAGGGCGATCATCCTGCCGGGCTCGGCTGCCAACAAGATCGGCATTCCGAAGAACGTCCAGATCTATGTCCTGTACCGGTTCATCGACGAGGACGTCTCCGCCGGCAGCCGAGTATGGGTGTCGTTGCGTCCGGCGCTGGCCGAGCTGAAGAGCCACGGCGGCATCGTTGACGGCGAGTTGTCGTTCGCCGAAATCGTGGTTCACCACACCGCGGACGCCGCGAATGACGTGTTCCAAACCGTGGGCGGCCTGCCACTGACCAAGGTGTTCACCCTCGGCAGCGGCCTGACGTCCTACATCGTGACCGTCGACGGCCAGACCACCGCGGTGATCTCGACGCTCACGTCGGCTGCGTTGCAGACCGCGCTGCGTGCGTTGGCGATCGTCGGCAGCACAGGCGTGACCGTGACGGGTTCCGGTTCGGGTCCGTTCACCGCGGTGTTCACCGCGCCGGTGCTCTCGGTGACCGCTGGCGGCACCGGGGGCACGGTCACCGTCGCGTAGCTGTTCCACCCCGGCCCAGGGCGAGGAGCCCGACGACACCCGTCCCCGGGGCCGGGTCGCCTCCCCCCCGACATCCCGCATCTAGTGAGAGGACCCGTCCAATGCCTGAAATTCCCGACACCGCGCCGAAGCCGCGGGACCGCAAGCCGAAGAGATCTACCGAGGCGCGGCAGGCTGAAGTCGACGGCTATATCGACCTTGAATCATGCGGGCTCACATTGCGTGTCCCCGTTCTCGGGAAGGTGCCATTGAGGGCGGTTATCGCGTTCAAGCGTGGTGACGAGTTCGCCGGCACCGAGGAGTTGCTCGGGCCGGAGCAGTGGGCCGCATTCATGGAGAAGAACCCGACGGTCGACGACTTCGCTGCGATCGGCGAGCAGCTCAACGACATACTGGGAAACTGATCGGCCTCGTCGACCTGCTCGATGAACATGGCGACGAGATTGAGGCCGATCTGCAGTCTGAGTACCGGATCGACTTGTGCGACTTCTATCGCGGTGAACTCTCGGCTCGGCGGCTCGGCGTGCTGGTTCGACAATTGCCGGTGACGAGTCGCGCGGTGGAGGCGATCGACGGGCGTCCTGGGTGGACACCAACTGATCACCTGCTCGCCGATCTGTGGTCACTTATCGCGCGGGCGTACTCCGAGAAGGGTTCCCTGCCAGAGGATTTCGATCACCCGACGCGGGCGGAGATGATCGTCAAGGCCATTGCCGCCGCCAAAGCCGAACTCAAAGCGTTCTACCTGAAGCGGAAACGGGCCTACCGGCTTCCAGTCCAGTCGGGCAGGTCGGGGCAGTAGTTCACGATCTGTGCCTGGACGCCGTGCGTGGCGAGCGCCGACGCGATCATGGCCAAGTCGCGATTATGGTCAGAGAAGGCCAGCCAACTATTGGCGTAGCCGGCCAGCATCTGGTAGTTGCTGCTGATCTGTCCGGCGGCACATGCCGCGCCACGCGTTGACTCTGAATCCGGGCCGGGCAGAACGACCTGGAACGCGACGCCTTGAAGATCGCAGTGCACAGCGCCCCCGCTAACCCCGCCCGCTGCCGCGATCGAGACCGGGTGAGTGAGCGGGACATTCGAGCATGATCCGCCAGCTGCGGTGATCGCGTCGATCACCTCACCGGAACCGGTTGGCGACGCGTGAGCAGGCGAGGCAACGGCAGCAATCACGGTGGCAGCAGCCACTAGAGCGAGCTTCATTCGTCGAAATCTAACAGCCCAGGAGGTGAGCGAGTTGACGACCATCGGTTACGCAACGTTGCAGATCATTCCCTCCCTCAAGGGTGTTTCGGATGCGATCGAGAAGCAGATCGAGGGCAAGGTCGTCGAGGTCGCGATCGCGCCGAGGGTTGATCAGCGGGCGACGGACCAGGCCGGCAAGCAGGCGCGTGAAGGTGTGGAGAAGCACACCCGCGAGGTCACCGTTGAGCCGAAGGTCGACCAGCGCGCCGCCGAGCAGGCCGGCCGTAAGACCCGCGAGACCGTCGAGAAGCACACCAAGAGCGTCACCGTTGAGCCGAAAGTCAACGACGCGTCCGCGCGCAAGGCCGGGAAGACTGTCGGGGACCGCATCTCCGGTGCCATCGTTCCGGCAGTCGAAGGCGCCATTAGTGGCGCAGACCTCGGTGGGGCGATCTCCAAGAAGATGGAGGCGACCTGGGGATCGGTCGGCTCTGAGCTGGGTACGAAGGTCGTCAAGCCGGTTTTCGACGAGTTACTGGAGCCGGCACTGAAAGACGTTGCGGGCAAGATCACGACCGCGGCGAGCACGAAAGCTGTTGATCTGCTGGGCGCTGCGTGGCAGAAGACCGCCGAGAAGATCAAGGACGCCGGCCGCAAGATCAACTCGGCGGTGCGCCGGGATGATGCGCCGAGCTCGTCGAGCGGCGGCGGCCAGGCCGCGCAGGCCCCGGCATCGGCCGGTAAGGCGAAGGCCGGACCGTCGGCGGCGGTCAAGAATGCCGGCGTCGTTGTGGGGAACGCGTTCGCGCCGATTGTGGCCGGCGCTCTGGATTCAGCGCTGGCCGAGCTGGACTTGGGGCCGAAGATCGCGGCGAAGCTGGGTCCGGTCGGTCCGGTGGCCGAGAAGATGTTCGACACACTGACCGCGAGTGTGGCCGAGTTCGCGGCGAATCAGACGAAGGCGTTGGCGTCGGTTGCCGTGGAGGGGTTGGCTACCGCCTGGAATTCGGTGGCGGCGTCGACCCTTCGGGCGAAGGTTGCGTCGGCTGCTGCCGCGGTGGCGCAGGGCGCGCAGATGGCGGCGACGAAGGCCGCGGCGGCAGCGCAATGGCTGTGGAACGCGGCGCTGACAGCGAACCCGATCGGACTGGTTGTCACTGCGATCGCCGCGGTCGTCGCCGGCCTGGTGTTGTTCTTCACGAAAACCGAACTGGGCCGCAAGATCTGGGCTGGGTTCACCGAGTACCTGAAGGTCGCCTGGGAGGCGATCAAGACTGCGTTCAGCGCGGCGTGGGAAGCGATCTCGAAGATCTGGGACGGAATGGTCACCAAGGCCGGCCAGGTGTGGGAAGGCATCAAGTCGAAGTTCACCGCGGTCGTCGATTTCGTCAAGGGGCTGCCGTCTGCGATCAGCTCGGCGGCCAGCGGAATGTGGGACGGCATCTCGAACGCGTTCAAGTCGATGGTCGACCGGATGAAGGGATGGTGGAACGACTTCGCCTCGGCGTTGAGCTTCACGACTCCGGACTGGCTTCCGGGTGACCCGGTGACGTTCTCGCTGCCGAAGTTCGACCTCGGCGGCTACACGGGGAACGTCCCTGCCGACC